TTAACTTACTGATTTTAATAATCCTCTGGTGTCACTTTGGTGACTATGGGGCATCATTGGGACATAATCTGTCAGCTTCTGATTCAGCATTGCGATCTGTTCTGCATTGCTGTCAGTCATCCATGCTCCGTATACATTGAACACCATCTGGGCGCTTGCATGGCCCATCTGGCTGGCAATGAAGCTTGGGTTTGCACCGGCAGATAATGACCAGCACGCATAAGTGTGTCGTGACTGGTATGCCTTTCGATGCCTGATCCCTGCACGCTTAATGGCTGTTTCCCATGAGTCACCTACAGAATCGACTTTGTAGACAAAACCTACCTGTTCGCTTTTTCTAACCACTTGAGGGTTAAACACGAAAGTACATTCATGGTTCACTGAACGTCCATATTCACGTAGTTGCACCTTGATGTTGTACTGCTTACCCAGTCTTGTCATTTCAGCCTGATTTTTCAGGACACTGATAGCGGGCTGGATAAGGTGCACAACCCTGTTTGTGCTTGCTTCAGTTTTCGGTAGAGTGAACTCACCAAGTTTCGTATAATTGCGCCTGATGGTAATTGTTCCTGCCTTCAGATCGATATCTTCCCAGGCCAGGGAGACCAGTTCACCGTGACGCATTCCTGTGTACACAGCCAATGACCACAGGTTTTTCGTCTGCTGATGTCGGCAAGCATCTATCAGGCGAATAAATTCGTCACGAGTTAGCGGATCTGGCTCTGCCCTGGCTCTTTTAAGAGGCTTAATTCCCTGGAAGGGATTTGCTTCTAAGTAACCGTGATCTGCAGCAAACTGAAACATTCCAGCGATTGTCGTCATGTAATAATTTACAGTAACGACGCTCCGTCCTTTTGCTGCTGCTTTGTTTTTCGTTGAATTCTGATGCCCGGTCAGCAAATCTTTCCTGATATACAGCAATTCCTCTTTGGTTACCGATGACACCAGTCTACTGCCTCCAATTTTCGGAACCATCGTTCTTGCAACGGATTCATAGCGATTGAATGCATTTGCAGAGATTTCCATTCGTTTCAGATCCAGCCACTTTTCTTCAAGTTCCTTCACCGTAATTTCTTTTTTACTTACCCCAAAAGCCTGAAGGTTGGGGGAGTCAGGGAACTGTGCAGCATAATCAAAGCTTCCTGTGCGGATGGCAAAACATACTGATGTCCGCAGTTCCCCGGCGATCTTCCTGTTCTTGGCAGTGTCAGGGACACCAAGATTTTCCCTGACACGTTTACCTTTAAAATTAAACCAGATGCGTAATGTGCCGCCGTGGTTTTCGACGCCTGTTGGATATTTGACTTTATCCATCGATACCTCCAGACGCCCAAGAGCGATACGAGCTTACATATTTCATGATATTAAATCACCTGGGTTGTTTGTTTTTCATTGAGGCGACCCAGGCATCTATTGCTTTTCTGTTATACATACATTCACTGGAAGGCTTTGGATTACCGTCTGGTGATACGTGAATATACTCTCTTCCAACCATCCAGCATTCTTTCCGGGCCCGAAGAATTGTGCCTGGTTTGAGCCCGGTAATTGCGATAAGAACGCTTTCACAAACCCATTCATTGGGAGCCAGTTGAATCACATTGCCCATGCATTACCTCACACAACACTCAGCCCACGGCAGTGGCACCACACTTCAAACATTCGCTTCACAACTTCACGACAGCAGAAGCCGTCAACATCTCGCGTCAGGTCATAGCGATTGCCGTAACGCTGGTGGACCCATCGTTCAAATGCTTTATTCATTCTTTACTTCCTTTTTATGGCTCGTAATTTTTTCAGGTGCTTTTCCTGCTCAGTGTCCGCGAGAATTTTGCGGTACTCCTGGTGGTCAATATGTTCGAACAGGCAGTTTAACTCACCAATGCGTACCCGCCCGGATCGTCCGTCCATCCGTCGAAAGAACACTGAGTGCTCAGTGATGCGAGTAATCACCACGGGGTATCCGGCTCTGTCCGTGCATATCTGACCGCGTTGAATCAAAGCGAACATGTGGTTATCCCCATCGACAAATCGAGAACACAACAAACGCTGCTGCGAATACCACCCCCAGAGTTACGATTGCATCAGGCCAGCTCATTGATTCACCTCCTGCGGCGTCCTGGTATTCGATTTTCATTCCGGATGCTCCTGAGCCACATTGAAATCGCCATGATCACGACAAGGCATCACAACAAATTCAGGATTGCCATACATTGAGTTGATGATGGAATCAAACTGAATTCTGACCGCTTGCCCGTCACCGGAGGGACGTAACTGGACGGGAATAAATTTACGCTCACGACCAAACATCTTCTCTGGATAACTCAGGTAACCCGCCTGGATCACCGGGTGTGTACAGAGGTCAAATTTTTTCGGAATGATGCGTTCCAAATCCGGAAAACAACCGCCCACCAATTTAATGCCGGTAATGGACAGTCGGCGCTGAAACTGGTCGCGATGAACAGCGATCGGCTCTTTACTAAAAATCAGCTCTGTCGTTTCGGCTTTGGCCGGGACGCCACCTTCGAACTGGACAATGATGTTTTTCTTCGTCCGGATGCCGTGAGTCATGCGCAGTGCTACGAAACCATTGGTTGCCTCAATATGTTTTGGCTTGATGTGAAGACCGTTCAGGTAATAACGAACGTCGTTTTTAGCAGCGCACACCAGAGCGGCGCGAATAAGTTTTGACTGGATGATCATGCTTTATCCTCCCATCCGATTACCTGGAAAAGCCCCATATTCGGGTGATACCAGCGTGTGCCGCGTGGTTCAGCCTCTGACATCATTTGGTGGAATGCCGCCATAAATGTCTCAAGCTCGACGATAGCCCTGCGAGACAACAGACCGTCCGGAGTCATAAATTCGTGCGTGTCGGTAGGGATGTGGTAGGCGTTGACCAGATTCCGACACTTGGCGTCACTCATTCCGCTTTTGGCTACCACCTGGCGGTAACCGACATATCCGGTGCGCATTGTGCCGCGTTTGATGTTCTCCACAGCTTTGGTGACCGTTTCGATCTTCTCTTCAACATGACTCAGGCGCTTCTGCTGACGAACGGCATCGGCGGCCATTGCAGCGATCATCTCCATTTCCGTCAGCGGCGCGTGAGTTCGGAAATAGCTGTTAACCAGTTCGCGCTGAACCTGCCATGCAAGAGTATCGTTAAAAGGCTTCGTCAACATCAGGTAACCAGACTCGAAAAGAATGATCCCTTTGGCAGTTCGCGCGGCAAAGGCATCAGAAAGTGACTCCGTACGTATTACGTCCGCAGTCATTTCAAGAAAATCCACCCCTTCGATAAAGTGAGAACGGTTGCGGTTAAACGCAGCACGGGCGGTACCTTCCGGGCGCTGGTGGACGTCATCAATCATTGCAAATGTCACAACACGCTGACCGCGATATTCGATTACCGGAAACTGTTTGTTGTTGATGGTTACAATATTCATTTTTATCTCCAGACAGCCCGGCGTGTAATACCGGGCATATGTATTACTTAACCTGAATAAATGGTGTGTTGGCACCGCTGGTCATGTATTGCGGCAGTGTACCGTTCCACTTGTTGATGGCTTCCAGCTCCATAACACCGGGGTTCTGACGCAGAGCTTCACCGCGTAAACGAATAGCGTCGGCTTCGGCCTGGGCTTTTGTGCGAATCGCATCTGCCTGTCCGGCAGCTTCCGCGCGCAACATGTTGGCTTCCGCTTCGCGCTGTTTTACTTCCTGCTCGCGTTGCAGGGTTTTCTGGTTCGCCGTGACTTTGGCATTAATGCTGTCGATAACAGTAGGCGGGTACTCCGGCTTACCCACATATGAGAGGCTCATTACCTGAATACCGATGGGCGTCATTTCTTCCTGAATGTCTTTAAGAGCTGCATCCAGCAGCTCAGACTTGCCGCCGTCGATAAATTTGTCGGTGGTCATTTTGCTGGCCAGTCGGTTGAGTGCGTCGGCTATCTTCTGGCGCAGGTCGGTGTCGGTAATGTCGTCCACGCCTTTGCGGTAGGTTTGAAACACCGTGGTAACTTTGGATGGATCAACTTTGTAGGCCACGCCGATGTGATAGCCGATGGTTGTACCGTCACTCATCTGGAAACTGAATGGATCATCGTAGGTCTTCATCTGCTTAAAGGTCGGGAAGATGTAAACCTCAGTGTTCCATCCAGTCCAGTAGCGCCCAACACCGACCACTTCACCGACGCCTTTATCGTCGCCCAGTTTGTTTACTTTGATGCCCACATTACCAGGCTCAACGCGATCGCAACCGACAAGGCCAATGGTCGGCAGAACAAGGGCTAAAGCAAAAAGTAATTTTTTCATCTTTTATCCTTAGAAAAAGAAAGACCCTTATAAATGGCATAAATGCAGGGCGGGGTCAGACACGCCAGAGCAAAGCCAGAAATCACTGCTACCGTATCCTTCATTGATATGAGGGCCGGAACGATTAATCCGTAAATACATGTGATAATTGCCAGTGATATAACTATTCTGAAATAAATGTTCATGGTCCTCCTGATGTATTCGGCTTGCCTTATTTAATTGCGTCATGGTTAATTTCGTTTACGTCAGAATGGTTTTGTTGCCATCAGTTCGTAATATCCGGCGCTCCATGTGTCATATTTTCTGAACCATTTTTCTGTATACTGTTTCCTGGCGATGAGTCTGCGCAGTCGTCTGATTGTTCGCTGGTGTGCGCGGGTATACTCTGTGGTTGATTCTCCACGTTTCCATATCTCATTCCCGTTGAAGATAAAACGCTTGTCAGGATAGCGTTGTCGGAATCCTGAACGTTCAAAAGCGCGGGTGGTCATAAAGAATGCCAGGTAACGAATTGCCGTTTTTCGGGTGAGGCATTTTTTTGTTCTTCCGTGGCGTGTTACAAAAAATAACGGGCCGACGGGTGTATCATGTTTCTGTAATGCCTGGTCAATGGCGCTGGCGGTGCGGTTGTCGATCATTTCTTTATTTCTCCCGAATAACGTTCATGACTCATTACTTCCCAGTTCCGGCCGTCGTCTTTCGATAACAGCCGCCAGCGACGGTTAATCTTCAGACTGAGATATCCGGTGCGCTGTATCCGATGCGGAAATATCCGTCGGCATCGGTACAACAACAGGACCTGCAATGCCTGCCGGTGGATCCGCTCAGGAATGCGTGTTGCTGTTAATGCCACCGGTTTCCTCCTGAGCAGGTGCTGTTATCTGATACCCCGCTCTTTCTGCCAGCCGTATGAATGTATCCATGCTGGCAATCAGCTCGCCATCGCGGACTTTGCAGACACCTGTGACTTGGCCATTTTCAATTATCATAACGATCTGCACTTTTTCGTGCACAACAGATACAGAGGATAAATTAGCCATCAGTTAATTCCTCCGCTGATATATTTTTCTTTCGCGTAATCAATAACCTCTTGAAAAAGGTGTCTATAATTAACTTTCCGGTTTCAGTCAGGTATTCAGTATGTTGATTAATCCCGATAGCATTCTGGTATGCAGTGTGGATTTCGGTTTCACCCTCCACCCGGCCCAATTCACCACGGGTAATACCTTCGAAGCGTAACAGCAACTGGTTTATAAACTGTTCAGTTATTTCTATGGTCGTAATGTTCCCATCCGGAAGGTCAACAATAAGCAGATTACCACCTGTTTTACGTTTTATTCGATGGAGTGCCGCAACAGCTATACGGCGACGATATGTATTAATGGGTTCATGTGTCATTTGTTATTTCCCGTATGCTTTCCTGAGAAACAGTATTGCAACTGACCAGTATCCTGCATTAGCCATTAATAATGCGGTTTTATAAGCACTTCTGTTTTTCATGCATCACCACCATTTTCAGGTTGTGGAAATTCCCGACCAGAGGCCGTTATGTTTTTATGTGTGATTGTTTATTGAGTTTTCTTTATTCGTTGCGCAGTGTGTCGATATACTCGCAAGTCATTTCACAGGTTTTATTCATGGAGCGAATGAGGCAACATAAATAATCGTCTGTCTCTCCTGAATCAGGCGAATTCTTAAATATAAATTCAAGCATTGATGTATTCTCTTTTATTTGTGCTGCCACTTCCTCAAGAATATTTAATGGAGTTATCATGTTCTTTGCTCCTTAAATGCATCGCATGCGCTTCTGGCGTATTGTTGTGCCAGTAAAAAGATATCATCCGAAAGTTCATCACATTCTTCATCACCGCAAGCCGAAATGATTAACCCCGCTTCAAGCAGTACGGCAATGTGATGAAAAACTGTCTCCGGTTCGTTGGTAAGGCCTTTGAACATTTTCATCTTATGCTTCCTCCTGATTTTGTTTATAAGCACCAGTCAGTAACCACATTGGATCGCAGCCAAGAATATTTGCCAATGGGATAATTTTGTCGCAAGTAGGAATTGCTGAGTCATTTTCCCATAACGAAACAGCCTGAACAGTCACTCCAGCACCGCTGGCAATATGATGTTGTTGAAGACTTGCTGATTTACGCGCTTGGAGAATACGTTGACCGAAAGATAATGCTGGGGAATTACTAGCGCTAACTTCTTTGGTAAATAAATCAACATTAGCGCCGGGAGCGCTACTATCTGTAAAGGAATTCATAGTTGAAGAGATGATGTCTTGTGCAACATCTAAGAGGTTGATGACGTCATGGTTTGAAGCGGTACCGCCTAATAGTGCCGCTTGAGCACAAATCAACAGAGAGTTTACGGAATAAGAGTCATGTTTATCATTTAACATTACATTCACCTCACTTGTTTTTACTTGCTGAGGTGAATGTAGCGCTATGCGTTATTCTTGACAATAGCAAAATGCTAATATTTGCTGTTTTTTTTATAGTGCGTTGTATTTATTATTCATTTTCGTCTTTGTCGATCGGCATTCTTGATGCTTTAACAGCCATTAGCTCATCAAGTAGTTTGTCAAAATTACGTTTCTTTTCAGATAACTCACTGATTATCCTGTCTTTTTCGCTTTCAGGCATTTGTCTGAATAACTCAATAAGTCGAGTCTCTCTTTTAGTTAGTTGCTGTTCATCAATAGTGGTCTCACCAGTCTTTTCCCTCATTTTAGCTAGATGCCATGGGGAATCCAGCAATGAGTGGGGGATGTCAAACCATCCTTCTGATAGGCTCAGTCGCCCCTCGAGTTTTCTAGCGAGAGCAGTTCCCATATTCCTGCGCTTAGTCATTATTTGGCTTATAAGTGAGGGTGATATCTCACATTTTAACGCCAGATCTGTCTGGGTTAAGCCGCTGCGTTGGATTACCGTCTGTAGATTTTTTAAGCGAATATCTTTGATTTCCATGCTTGTCTCATTGTTAGCTAAATGCTTTACAGCGTATTGCTGTATTGTGATCTCATGTGCTAATGTTAGCACGTTGCTAATAACCAATACAGTATGGGGTTTTTTATGTCCAGTGTATTGCTCTCAATCAGAGGAGTCATGAGCGCGGATGAATGGAGGCGGCTGGCACAGTTATCTGGGACTAGCGTTGCATACCTGAACCAGATGGCTCTGGGTTTTAGGCGCCCCTCAGTTGCAATGGCTGAAAGAATTGAGGAAGCGGTATCTAAAGTTTCACCAACCCTCAAATTATCTAAAGAGAGCCTCATTTTTTCTCCATTACGGAAAACAAATAGTTAGGTGTGACATGTCACAACAGTCAACCGTAATGCCAGATCCGCGCTACTTCCAGAAGCTGCTGCCACGCAGCATATGGTATGACCCGATCAGCGGGGTTTATAACCTCATAGCGAAGCGGGAAGAGTAAGCCATGCAACAGGATTTAGTCAGGGTTGAAATGCCATCTAGGTACTGCCAGGCAGACGAAGAGTGGATTCAGCAGCAGTTACAGGGGCTGCCTCCGTCACTGAGACGGAAGGTCGCCCTGAAATATGCGGAGGTATACGAAATCACTTTTGACGCTGAGCCTGTTTCATTCCGCAAGGAGAACAGAGCAAGGCACGAAGCAAACACAAGGCTCCGCTTGTTTGTGAGAAATCAGGGCAGAGCTTTACAGGGGTATACAACTCAGCCGCCCCTGGCAGGAACGCAATCGCGCTCCTGATTGGTACCGGGCTTAAAGGTGTCCGGTGGCTGAATCCCAAATCTCATTGCATTTGTGTACTAGCTAAGGAGTACACGCAAAATTCAGTGAGAGGAGGGGAGGGGGAGGAGTGCCCGTGTGTTAGTGCGAAGCACTGGAACAGGCTTTTCCAACAGACGGGTACATAGGTTAGGTAGATCTCGATCTAAAGGGGGATACCCCTGAAAAAACGACTGTACCAGAAAGCTAGTACAAGATGGATAAAAAGTATGAGTGAAGACCTGAAGCAAAATTTAATCGCTCTCCTGGAAGAGCAATTCATCCGCTCCGATGACAAAGTCGTTTTCGATTATGTGATGCAGAAAAAAATCAAGTCTCAGGGATACCACCTGCAACGCAATTTCAGCATTAGCGGTGGTCGTAAAGGGTTTATTGATTGCCTGGTTACATCATCAGACGGCCAGCAGTGTGCCATTGAGGTCGATAAGAATTCTCCCCGCAACCGTTCGTTGATGAAGCTGGCTCAGCTACCTGAGGGGATGTCAGGTTTTGTCCTGCTCAGGGACGGTAAGCACCCTCTTCGATATAGCGAGAACGGAATTGACGTTATTCGTGCGACGAAATTTAAGTGAGTTGATTCGGAAGGGGGCTGGCAGCCTTTGGGGAGGCCGCCAGCCATGTGAGGGGGAATCCATGAAAACCACATCACAAAATTATTATCTCATCAGCACGGGAGCTGCACAATGGAGCTGACGATCACGCCGAATTTTGCACAGGAACGAGCGCTAAACATGTTGCGCCGTGACTGGAAGGCAAACGACACCTTCATGGTGTATTCGCCAACAGGTAGCGGTAAAACGGGTCTGGCAGCCTTCATAGTTGCTGGTTTTGTCAGCCGTGGTATGCGCGCTCTGTTCTGTGTTCCGTACACCATCCTGATTGGTCAGACGGCTAATCGGTTCGTGCAGTATGGTTTACCTGGAGATGAAATCGGTTATATCTGGGCGGATCACCCGAACTACGATCCGGACCGGAAAATTCAGATTGCCAGCGCTGATACGCTTATTCGTCGTGTTTTTCCTGAAAATATCGATCTGCTGATTATCGACGAAGCGCACCTGCGTAAAAAACGCATCCTGAAGGATATCGAACGTCTGCGCGGCAAAGGCGTAAAGGTGATTGGCCTGTCGGGTACTCCGTTTTCCCCGTTCCTGGGCAAATACTATGACCGACTGATTAAACCGACCACCATCGGCGAGTTAATCCAGCGTGGCGATCTGAGTAAATACGAATTTTACGCGCCAACTAAGCCGGATCTGAAAGGTGTTAAAACCACATCTTCGCTTGAGTACGGCCGCGATTACAACGAAACACAGCTGGCTGAAATCATGTGCGGCTCTACGCTGGTGGGCGACATTGTACAGAACTGGCTGGAGAATGGTCGGGATCTACCTACCATCGCTTTCTGCGTCAACGTAGCCCACGCCAATTACCTGACAATCCAGTTTAACCTCGCAGGTGTTAACTCTGAGGTAATGACCGCAGATACTCCGGTAGATGAGCGCCAGACCATCATTCACCGCTTTGAAACTGGTGCAACGAAAATCATCGTTAGTGTGGGCGTTCTGGTAGCCGGATTCGATAGTGACGTTCGTTGCATCATCTACGCCAGGCCAACAAAAAGCGAAATTCGCTGGTTGCAGGCTCTCGGGCGTGGGCTTCGCACCGCACCGGGTAAAGAGTCCTGCCTTATCTTCGATCACAGCGGCACCGTGCACCGTTTGGGTTATCCGGATTCAATCGAGTACGACGAGCTTCCCGGTAAGTCTGACGGCATGGAGGAAAGCGCGCGCCGGGCAGTTGAGGAACGGGCCGAAAAACTGCCACATGAATGCCCTCAATGCCACTACATGAAGCCAGCAGGCGTCTATGTTTGCCCGAAATGTGGACACAAGCCGCTGCGAGGTGAAGACGTTGATACTGACACTAGCCGCAAACTTAATAAGCTGGGTAAAAATCAGCATCAGTCGACGAAGGCAGAGAAACAGTCCTGGTGGAGTCAGATCAAATTTTATCAGCGCCAGCGTGCTTCGCTGGGGCGTCCAGTCAGTGACGGATGGTGTGCTCACACTTTCCGGGAAAAGTTCGGCGAGTGGCCTGACGGACTGAGTAACTTTCCGATGGAAATTACCCCTGAGGTAAATAACTACATCAGACACAAACTGATCCGGTTTGCCAAAGGCCACCAGCGGGTTCAGAAGGTCACTGAAAACGCACAAACAACGATTGATTTATCTCAGGAACGTGATGAACGACGTGAGATACCGGCAGGCAGTGAGGCCTGGCGCATCATGCAGGCAAAGCACCAACTCCAGAAAAATATAAACAGTCTGAGTCAGTAAGATGAAAACAGCAGATGCAGCGAAAGGCCGCTGGCCTGAAATATTAGAGCACTTCGGTCTGCCGCCGATAACCGGAAAAAATCACTTCAAGGGTGAATGCCCGGTATGCGGTGCACGTGGCAAGTTCCGAATTGACGACCGCGACGGTGCAGGAACGTGGATCTGTGTATGTGGTAGTGGCGATGGTATGAAACTTGTCACCCTGACACAGGCGAAGCCATTTAACGAGATTTGTACCGAAATAGACCGCCTGATCGGTAATGATTACCAACGGGTTAAAATCCCGGTAACCAGCAGCGCCACCAGCTTACGCAAACGGGTATTGAGCAAGTTTTCAAAACTGGAGGCACTGCGTGGTACATCCGGCGCAGCGTATCTTAATTCTCGTGGAATATTCAGTCTTCCTGCTGAGGCGATCCGGTTCAATGCCAGGCAGAGACACAACGGGAGTGTGTTCCAGTCTCTTTATTCACTTGCTACGGACGATAAAGGGGAGTTGTGCTATCTGCACCAGACTCTGCTTGATGGTGATAAAAAAGCAGATATCGGTAGCAGTGCAAAGCGCCTCAAATCCCTGCAGGAAGATAACTATTTGGATCACGCTCGTTCTGTAGCTATCCGCATGTTTCCTGTCGCCAGCACTCTGGGTATCGCCGAAGGCATCGAAACAGCGCTGTCAGCGCACCAGATTTATAACGTGAACACCTGGGCAACCATTAACAGCGGCTTTATGAAAAAGTTCCGCGTACCAACTGGTGTTTTGCACCTGATTATTTTTGCCGACCGTGACGAGAACAGCGCCACCGGGCTGGCTGCGGCTTGCGAATGTGCTCATGCCAATCTGATGGCAAAGAATGACCTGCAGCGCGTGAGCGTGTACTGGCCGGATCACGATGATTTCAACAATATGCTCATGAACGGTGATCAGGTTCGAGAGCTGGTTTTCCATAAGAAAAAGGCGGTTGCGTAATGCGTACTGATAACAACGAACATAAAGCACTATTCACCATCCCGACGGCAGCGTACAGCTCCGCCCTCGCAAACATCAAGCCCCTGCCAGAGCAACGGAGAATCACCGGGCATAAGCAGACTGATGCTTATCTTTGGGTGCTGGAGGTTATCCGTCTGAACGAACCCGCACATCTGGATGCTGCTGAGGCTGCGCTGGTGAAAATTAAAATTTCCCCAAAAGAGGCTCAGGAACGCTATTCGCGTTATCTGCTGGCGAATGGTTACGAACCTTTCCAGGTTGCGTTCGGCATCATCGGCATGGATAACCCTGCGCAGGTTATCAGGAACGCCCGGGAGAACATCAAAAAAGCGGCATCAGTCAGGGCTACGTTTGGTAGCTATGAAGCAGCGCTCGAAGATGTGGAAGCAGAGCGGGTCATCAGGTCTTCCCAGAAATTTATCAACGATCATCTCTGGGGCTGGACTGCGGCAGAGAAAAAAGCCGGAAGCATTGGCGGCAGCCGCATGAACGAAATTGATGAACAGCGTCGGGCATTTGTTGATGGATATCGCGATGTGCTGCCTGAGCCTTATACGCTGTCTGATGTTGTTCGCGAGTTCGTTTACTGGGACTGGCTCTACAGTGTTCGCCACACTGCAACTAAAGAACAGGGCGATGAGTTTGGTTACTCTGAGCATCACGAATCAGTATATGACCGGGAGCGCTACCTTGAAAAATTGCTGGCAACTATCAAACCGGTGACACGCGCTGAAGCCGTGGAGGTGTGCCGCTGGTTTCTGGCAAGTGGTAAGGGTGAATGCATGGAAGACGACGGTGCAGCGGTCATTCTCAATCTGGTTGGGGAGTGTGAATAATGAAGCTTGAGGCATCGCTAAAATACTTCAGTCCTCAGGGAATGTATATCGGCGACGATGTGAAAGGAACCTCTCCGGAACGTCTTACAGGCACCGATGTTATGGCGGCTATTGGTACCACCAGCAATCGTGAGCGGTTTGGCCTGGCGGCCTTCTTCGGGAAGGCCGGTATCAGCAAGACTGATGAGCAGATGGCAGTCCAGGCGCTGGCGCGTCACGCGATGGAAATTGCACCGAAGAATGTGCGTAAAGCAGCTGGTGGTGAATTTGGCTGGTGTATGCTGGTACTGGCTCAGTTTGCTTTTGCTGAGTATTCCCGATCGGCGGCCACCAGCGTAACATGCCATAGTTGCAGTGGTACCGGACTAACACCCCGTAAGCAGGTCATTCGTAAGGTTTCATACCCATGGGGTAAAGCACCATATTGGGCCAGTCGCTCCCGTGCTGTTCGACCGTCAGACTGGGAAAAATGGACAGAGGTAACGGAAGTTGTACCAGTCGTTTGCGATGTATGTAAAGGGAAGGGAGTGATAAGTGCCAGGTGTCGTTGTGGTGGAAAGGGAGAGGTACTGGACCGCAAAGCCACAAGCGAGCGTGGTGTGCCAGTGTTTAAAATCTGCGAGCGTTGTAGTGGAAAGGGATTCGTATCTATCAAATCAGCTAATGTTCATCGAGCTATTCAAATATACATTCCCGATCTGCACCAGTCTTCATGGTCGCGCAATTGGAAACCATTCTATGAAAAATTGGTTGATATCCTGCATCAAGGTGAGCGGCATGCGGCTAGAGAATTTGAGAAGGCAACGAGTTACTGATCTGAACAGCTTTGGCGGAGAGATTTTTGAGCAACTGACTTGACTTTGCATAAAATTGTCTTGTATCATTTTAATTATGGGGTTTAGCGCCAATATAAAAATTAACACGGAACCCGCTTTATAGCGGGTTTTTTAATTATGGTAAATTTTCCATAAATTTCTTAAATAGTAATTTGTCTTTATTGCTTACAGATTTCTGAATGTTAAGTAATGCACGTAAAGGTTTAAGGTTTTCTCTTGTTGCAAAAACCCTGGATTTTTCTAAGCGTTCCTGAACAAAGTTAAAGCGTTCTCTTAATCTTGAAACCTTTATTCCAAAAGACAACACCTCTCTTTCAGTCAATTCATCTGGGGTACATTTGTTTAATTTTTCCAGAACCATTTTTATATCTCTTTCATAAAGAAGAGCAATGTCATAATCATTCAGCAAGCATTCAGGGTATTGTATTACCCCAATAAGTTCATTTACGGTTTTGTTTTTGTTGTTAACTTTTGGAGCTGAGTCGCTTGTTTGCTTCTGGGACATAATTTCGTCCAGTTCTAGCTCTTCTGTATTTTTTAATCTTGAGCGGAAAACACGCCCATCACCAGAAGCAGCCATCTTTTTCAATGTTTGATAAGCTGCACGCCCGATGATTTTAGGGTCTTTCATGTCAAGTATTCTATGAGCAACCTCAGTTAGTGATGGACGCCCAGATTCGATTTTGGCTTTGAGTTTGTAATAGCTAAAAATATCATCTTTTGCCTCTTTAAGTGCGGTAAGTAAGCGATGGAAATCTGCTTTTCGGCAAAGTTCTATTGCTAAATTATCAAAGGCTATACCAAAAACATTAGTTCCACATACATGGCCGATATTCGTTTCAAATCCTTCTTTCGTAACTACCAGAAATCCCTTTTTATGCCCTTTGCGGCAATTTGATTTTCCACATGGAATTTCCTCTGGTAGGTCATCGTAGTAACCAAAAACGTCAGAGAGTTGCTGATCATTTAACTCTAATTTGGGATAGTAAGACTCTCTCGCCTGAATTTCTGCCCAGTCATTCACGCGAATAAAACTTTCGCCATTCTTGAGAAAAATCATACTCGTCCTTACTGTGGTTAGATTTAAAGCATATCCATTTGATATTTAATCACTATTCTTTTTGTATTTCACCTAAAACCATTTTGTTTTCATGTTTAATGTGACTGATGTATCATCACTCCCCCAGCCATTTTAGCTAAATGATGAGAGCGACTCATAATCGCCAGGTCGCTGGTTCAAATCCAGCAAGGGCCACCATCACATACCGCCATTAGCTCATCGTGACAGAGCGCCAGCCTTCGAAGCTGGCTGCGCGGGGCTCGGGTCCCCGATGGCGGTCCATTATCGGTATTCTGCGTTTTTAGCTCAGCCGGACAGAGCAATTGCCTTCTAAGCAATCGGTCACTGGTTCGAATCCAGTACAACGCGCCACACCACACTTATCTGCCCTGACTCTCTTTTGCGGGCTTTTTATTACAGGAAAGACACCGGACAGTGAAATGTTAAATGCCTCACAATTCAGGTAGTTGACTGTTGCCTGACATGCTGAGCGTTTGTTAAAAAAATCCTGCATGGTGAATCCCCCTGGGCGGCGGGGCATAATGACAGATGTTTGGTTGCGTATTGTATAGGCAAGTTGCGGATTCTGTCTGGTCATTGCAGAATTCACCGGGAGGCACCCGGCATCATGCTGTATACAGAGATTAGGCATATATCTAGGCTCCTCATCGCAGGAGCCTTTTTACATGCAAAAAAAGCCCGAGTAGGTTCGGGCAACAGCATGAGATACTTGCATTGTCATTTTTATCGTGTGGATTTTAACCAGGGTTTATAAGGCTGCGCAACTGCGCGGCCTTTTTCGTATTGCGGGCTGTAGTCTTCCTTCTGTCATTGTCCTGTAACTTCCGGACTTCAGCCCGCCCCTTATCTGACTCACAACATCATCCCGGCCGGGAGGATTCATGGCATTTAAACACTATGACGTGGTCAGGGCGGCGTCGCCGTCAGACCTTGCGGATGCGCTTGCTCAAAAAATTCGTGAAGGATGGCAGCCATACGGCGGGCCGTTTTCTTCGTATACGGATGATGGCGCAGCACTTATTCAGGCGATTGTCGCAGAAGGTGATGTGAGCACACCTGTTGTGGTGAAGCCGTCGGATGGAGAAGGCACAGTAATCAGCGCCACCAGAGACCCGGAGTATTACTTTATTGTGGTTCTGGCGGGGCAGTCAAACAGCATGGCATATGGTGAAGGCCTTCCGCTGCCGGAGACATATGACCGTCCGGACCCGCGCATTAAGCAGCTGGCGCGTCGCAGTACGGTGACACCGGGCGGTGTCGCCTGTAAATATAACGACATCATTCCGGCGGACCATTGTCTGCATGATGTGCAGGACATGAGCCGCCTTAACCATCCGAAAGCGGACCTGTCAAAGGGGCAGTACGGAACCGTGGGGCAAGGGCTGCATATCGCCAAAAAACTGCTGCCGTTTATACCGGCGAATGCGGGCATTCTGCTGGTTCCGTGCTGTCGTGGTGGTTCAGCGTTCACCACCGGAGCCGATGGCACATACAGTGACGCGAGTGGTGCCTCGGAGAATTCAACCCGCTGGGGTGTGGACAAGCCGCTGTATAAGGACCTTATCGGTCGAACAAAAGCAGCACTGAAGAAGAACCCGAAAAATGTGCTGTTTGCCGTGGTGTGGATGCAGGGGGAATTTGATTTTGGCGGTACGCCGGTAAATCACGCAGCACAGTTTGGTGCGCTGGTTGATAAATTCCGTGCAGACCTGGCGGATATGGCAGGTCAGTGCGTCGGTGGCTCTGCTGGCGGTGTTCCCTGGATATGTGGAGATACGACGTATTTCTGGAAGCAGAAGAACGAATCCTCGTACCAGACGGTGTACGGCAGCTACAAAAACAAAACGGAAAAGAATATCCATTTCGTACCGTTCATGACGGATGAGAACGGGGTGAATGTGCCGACGAACAAACCGGAAGAAGACCCGGACATTCCGGGTATCGGATATTACGGTTCGAAATGGCGTGACAGCTCAGCCACCTGGACGTCACAGGACAGGGCGAGCCATTTCAGTTCATGGGCTCGCCGCGGGATTATTTCCGACCGTCTGGCA